ATGTGTCCGGCCAATTGACTGTTACTGGTGTTGCTGAAAGCGAGTCAGCATCGTATTTAGCGATGATGCCAGAAGTGGAGCAACTTGCGCTGATCGTGTACGCCGCGCTGCCAACCGCACTGTCGCTATGATGAGCGCAGCCACGAGCCTGAGCGTAGAGCGTTACGCCTGTGGTCACGGAGTATGTGGTCTGCGCCGTGACCGGGGGATTGGATGTGTCGAAATAGATCGTGCAGCCATCGCTCGTGCTGGTCGATGCCGTGACGGTCGTTGGGTTTGTGACCGCGCCCGCTACCGGAGAAAACGTGGGCGTTGCGGCGGGCTGATTGGTGCCGCCCATGATGATAGAAAGAATCTGGCCTTGCGCTGGAACCGCAAGCAGGCACGCGAGGAGTACGAATAGACGCTTCATGCTGCATTCTCCAATCAGTTAACCGTGACCACCCCTACATAATTCGTAGTAAAATAATGCGTTGAATCGCGCCCCACAATGCAGACCAAGTTCCCTGCTGCCGCCGACAGGACCAGTGTGCCCGTGCCCGCTGTTCCGTAAGCTGTGCGAGCAGAGTTTTCATATCTGGCGCTTGACCCAAGAGCGGACAACGTGATCGCCGTACCCACATTGTCGTCGTTCAAGATGCAGAATTGGTATCCCGCTGCCGGTACAGGAACAGACACCGTGCAGGTCCCTGTGCAGACGGCGATTCCAGACGGGGCCGCAAGGGTGATGGAGGCGCTAGGTGTCGGAACCGCAACAGCGGGGATGGCAGTAGCTGGAATATCACCCGCGGCAATCGCCGCAGAGTTGTACACACCCGGTACCGCCGTCGCGTGCAGGACGTGCGTCGTGGTCGTATCCGAGTTTGCGCCCACCATATACTCGGATGTGTTCGGGTAGGTTAACGTCACCGCGCCAGAGGAAGCTGGATAGGTCGATGTGGTCGTGTTCGTGCTCGTGCCGGTCACAAGCTGGTTAGTGGCATGGGTAATAGCCAACGGCTCAGATGAGGAAACTGTGGTGCTATTGTCGGTAAGGTGAGGCGCGCTCCATGAAGTTCCGCTTTGCCATAGCGCATAGCCGGGGGTCGTGGGCCAGGTCGTCGAGACGGGAGCAGCATTTACGGCTATTTGATAGCTGGAACACGTTAAGGTTGTATTTGATCCGGCAGCAACTCCCGCATCGCCCACGTAATCTGTGGTTGATCCGCTAGTTGCGGATATGCGAATTAGCTGATCGTTGCAGGACAATGTAGGCGCGGTACTGAGGCCGTTATAGGTCGCACCCGAACCAAGCACTACCACGCCCGCGCCAGCCGCCTGTACCGTAAATGAGCACGGATTTGCTGGTTGTGGGTTAGGCAATGTCAGCGAGTAGCCGCCTAGTCGGATAATTTGTCCACAATCGCTTGAAACCAAGCTGCGGGATGATGCCAGTTGCTCTGTACCACCGCTGCCGCTGCAAATCCCGTTAGTCGCCGTGCAGAACCGAGACGCTGCACCGCCAGCCTCGCTGCCCACGGCATTGCCAGAAGCATCGACACCATACACCGCCGTGGTGCTCGATCCAGGCACAAGTGCGTGTCCTGTGTTGTAGGTGAGGGAAAGCTGTGAAGCCACGGAACTGGCGTTGACGACAATCGGCTCTGAGGAATTGACGTTCCCTCCGCTGTCAGTCAGGCTCGGCGTGCTCCATGAGCTTCCGCTTTGCCAGAGAGCGTATCCGGGAGATGAAGGCCATACCATGCCACTGGTAGTGCTGCATGTGCCGTCGTTCTTCAAGTAGCCGCTGCACGATCCGCTGCCAAATAGCGCCACAACATCAGCATAGGTGGGCGTGACCCAGTTGCTACTTCCACCGTATTTTGCGAGGCCCGTGAACGTGGGCCAAACCATGCTTCCGCCTGTCGGAAAGAGCGGAGTCCATATAGTCCCATTCCACCGGCAGGCGTTGAACGTAGTCCCGGCTCCAGCGGTGCAATCTGAATATGACGCAGCATTGGTCGTGTAGACAACCTGATTTAGAAAGAGGCCCTTGGCAGGAAGTGCGGTCGTCGCTGGTGATGTGTAGCCGTTGATGCTGTACGTGAGGTTCGCCCGTACAGTGTTCGGCACGGCAGTTTGCGCCGGCCCGAAGAACGATACGAAGTTCCCCTGCAAGGCGTTGTCAGTCGCATCCGACGTGGTGCCTGCGATGATTGCTCCCTCCATCCAGTTACCCGGCGAAGGTGTGCCGTCACCGCCCATGCCCAGCGTGACGTTCTGCTCCAGGTTCATCGTGTAGCCTGCGGGCAAACCAGCGTTATAGAGAGTCGTCCATCGGCCCTGCGTGATGTCGCTCGACTTGACCGCAAACGTCGTGCCGCTGGTATTGTATTTCCCCAGCACGGCGAGGTAATTCTGCGATGGCGTGCCTCCGTAGAGGCAAACCCCCTCTTCCAAATCGATTCCGGCAAAAGGTCCAGTGCCGGTTCCAAGGTTAACGCAATCGACCGCGTTGCCCGTGCTGAAAGCAGCCCCGAACATCTTCCCCATGCCCGCATCGCGAACCGGATTTTCAGCCTGATTGAACAGGCCGCAGCACCCATTGATGATTCCGCCCTCAGAATAGTTTTCCGCGAGCATGTAGACGGTAATCGAACTGTTGCCCGAAGGCAGACCGGATGCTCCAGAAGCCGTGGCATAGCCGTTCGTCATGCCAAAACGGTTGATAGGCAGGACCAGGCCGCTCGGCATCGTAGTCCAACTGGAAGGCACAGCGACGTAATACTCAGGCGATGACGAATAGGGAATCTCGTCATTTGCGCTGGTCCCGGTCTGGTCGTATATTTTGCTGCGGGTGCAAGTCGTGCCAGCGCAAAACGCCGTCTCAGTTGCGATATTCACAAGCCCCGAAGAAAGCGTTCCCACGTTCGTCGTCGTGCTATCCGAGGCACGAGTCACTTGATACAAATTGCCGGAGTACGACGCGAACATTCTCCGCACCAGTGAGTACGCCGCTTTGCACGTCTGCCCGCCAGCCGCCACAATGTCGCACGGGAACGCTCCCGGATAGACGAAGTTGTACGGACCCTGTGGCCGAAATGTGAGCTGGCTTGAGCCGACCGTAATCGGGTTCGGCGTATCCACCGCAAAGACGGTATCGAAGTTGGTTGATCCTGCCGTGACGTAAACCATGTTGCCGGTCACTGGCGAAGCGAAGTCGCTTGCTCGCGTCCATGCGCCTGATCCGCTGACGTACACGCCATTCTGCGTCTGCGTGGTCTGATCCTTGACGAGTACGCGCGAAGAGGAGGTCAGCACGCCGTCGATGGTCTGCTCGCCTGACAAACTGATGTTGCTGCCTGTCGTGGCAAGTTGGACTGGGGCCGTGCCGGAGGTGCCGCCGCCTGTTGCCGTGATCGTCACGATGCCCGTGCAACTTCCGCTCACCAGTGGCGAGCAGTTCGTATTCGTACCGGGGATGATCTCGTTGACGCCAGCGCTTGTTCCGTTTCCCCATTGCGTCTGCGCACCCACCGTTTGCAGGGTCTGCCCATTAGTCCCAGGCCTGATCTGGTTCGGATTGATCGTCTGGGCAGTGAGGGCCGCTGCCGTCACCAGCGCGGTACTAAGTAGTCCAATAGTTCGCATTGAGGTTATCTCCAGTCGTCAGCGCTGTTGCCAGCGTGATTGTAGCCCCGCTTAATGAGTAGCCGAGTCCGGGCGTGAGAACTTGACCGTTTTGCTGTAGGACAAGGGAGCCGCCGACAGGGGTAGATGGCAGTGTGAATACGGAACCCGGAATTGCTCCACTGATAGCCCCTGTGTTTGTGGAGGCTTGAACCGGGGTGTATCCCCCTCCGCCGCCGCTCCCCGCAATAGCCTGATCTGGCAACACAACTGGGTTATAGCCGAAGAGCGGATGCCAGATGACCACGGTATAAAGGACCGCGTTATCCAGATACGCATAGGCGTGCCCAAACCCGTCTGTGAGGATAGGCTGAGTTTCTGGCGTTCCTCCGCTAATGCTGTCATAGATGGTAGCCAGCGGAGACGGAGGATCATTGGCCGTGGACGCTGGTTGAGTACACCAGTAAACCTGTGCCCCGGCCAAAGCTCTGCCCTGTGCGTCGGTAACATATCGATCATCTCGCGCACGCGCCATTTATCCCCCAATCTTTGCAACGCAGGCAGCCGTTCCCGTCAATGCCGAGACGAGGAAGCGATAGAGATAACCGCGCTGCAATGTTACTTGCCCAAAAGGCCCGATGGTTTGAGAACTGCCAGCAACAACCGCGATTCCAGGAACGATGGTTGTCCATGTGTCGCTATCCTTGAGTGCGGCCTGTAGATCAACCGTAGCAGCCGTTGGGAGCGTTGGGAACGAGACAGAGAAAGGCAGCGTGAACTGCGAATCGCCCTGTGGAGCTTGTACAAGAACTGCCTGTGAAGCGTAATTCAACGTGACCGTCTCAGCCGTCTCTCCCGGCTCGGTGAGGAATGCCCCAGTGTCGGCTGTCGCGCTTTGATTCGTTCCGATGAGCGCAAAGGAAATGGTACCCGCACCCGTGGCCGCCGTGATCGAAACTGCCGTGATGACCACGCGAGTAACGTTGAATAATCCCGAATGTTGTGCCGTGCCCCATAGGGTGATCAAGTCGCCCACTTTGGGAGTTGGCCCTTGATTGATCGACACTGAGACTGTGGCAACATTCGTTGCAATCGCGGTCTGCGTCACATAACCTTGTGTGTTCCCCTGAAGCATGTTCAGGTTGCCGAACAGATAGGCAGGAACGCCCTTCTGGAGCAGTTGCGCCCTAACGAGTGGTGCATTGTAAGCTGGCATGGTTTCTCCTTATTTTGCCTTGGGCCTGAACTTAAAATACTCTTTCAAATCGACAGGCTTGAAATGTGGGTCAAACGGTTCTTGGTACGGTCTAGCAAAACGAAACATGGGTTGCGCTTCTCCCTCGGAAGCCACCGAAGGTAGTAAGCCCCTCGGTGAAGTAAACGGCGTTACCCGCACCGGGTTTCTCTCTGGCATTCCATTCATGCTGCCGGGATACGGTTCTTCACCATAAGGCGCATTACCCGGTACATTTGCCTCTAGCATTCGCGGAGCCGCGCCTCGCGGGATGAGTGTTTCCGGCCTGAAAGTTCCAAAATCAGGTTTCATCGCTCCGGGCCGAAATGCTTCACGTAAAGACACGTCGGTAGGGCTTCCGCTCCACCACGGACGACCAGCCGCAAGGTCGCGCACGCCAGAGAGAATCTGTGCTGGCGCTTGGAATGGATGCTCGATACTAAGGTTCGCCATTTTGCCGAAACCATACGGCTGCTTCGGCTCTGCCAGTGTGGTTTTTCCGCTAACACGCTCGCCAATCTGCGAGACTTGCCCGAATGCCTGACGGATCGCTTTCGGTTGGATACCTGCATCGCGCAGAACAGGGTCGAGAGCGTTTTGCACTGCACGTTCACGCTGTAAAGCCTGCGCTTGGTTCAACCCCTTTTGCTCTGCAAGTTTTACCGCTTCGGGGCTTGGAGTGCGCGATTTCAGTTGACGATTGATTGCAGAAAGTTGCTGGCGCTCCGCTTCCAGTTCGCGCACAGTCGTAGGGCCATCCGGACCCGTCACCGGCTTATCTCCGATGGCATCGATGGTCTTTTGGTACGGTCCCCAAATCTCTGATTTAGCGCCGGGGATGCGCGCCTGCACTTCCGCAAGCGATTGCGCTCCTTGCAAGAACGGACGCGCACCCTGCGTGGCGCGAATGGTGCTGAGAGCTTTTGGAGATGCGGGACCAACGCGCATTCCTCGCAACGCCGCGGCGTCGGGATCTCCGATTGCAGCAGAGCGCATCGCACTCCCAACTTTTGATAAAGCGGGCATCGCCTCACCAACCAAGCCGCCAGTATCAATACCGCCCACCAAACTACCCAAACCCGATTCAATCGTCTCCTCTGGATGCTCCTTAAGTGCGGCGATTATATCTGCTCCGGGCGGTTTATCTCCGTGCATGGCTCCGTATGCCATGCCAACCGGACTCATGGAAAATACGGATTTCGCCGTCTCAATCGGGTGTAGGAACGGAGAAGTAACGCCACCGATCACACCCCCGCCGAAATTCGAGGCCCCGCGCATGATGTGATGGCCCAAACCCTCGTTTGGAGGAGCCATCTGCGGAGCAACATACTTCTCATCAAAGGTCTGCGGAGCCGCAGAATGCGTACCGCTTTGCGCCGCGATAGCACCGGGGAAATCCTTAGCGATCTGCGCACTGATTTGCTCATCGGGCGCGTTACCCGCAAATTTCCCGTAGCTTCCATCGGGGAGCTTCACGTACTGGAAATCGGATTGTTGATCCTGAGCCATTAGTGTCCTAATTGCGTGTAATCACGTACTTTTGCTCCAGCAGGAGGTCCGCCAGATTCCCCGCCGGATGGTTGCGCGTTCGGATGCCCCTGTTCCTGCATCTTTTGCATCCACGGGATCATGTGCTGGATCGTCGCCTTTAGGTTATCTGGAGTCTGATTTGGAGCATTGATAGCGTGGTCAAATTCTTCGCGCAAATTTTCCGGCAAGCGTCCTTGTGCATGAGCCAATGCAACCGCGCTCGACATCATCAGGAAATCGGCCCGAAGCCCAGCAAACTTTGGATTATCCATGCCTATCTTACCCTGCATGAACGCATTCCAGTTTCCCATGATCGGGCCAAGTTCCGGTCCTAGATCGTCAATCTCCTTTAGTAAATCTGGAGCCATCTCCACAACTACCTGCGCGCGCCCAGCCGCCGTGCGCTGCTGCATCGTCGGAGTGCTAACGGCGTTTACTCCAGCCGCCGTCTGCGCTCCCGGAGCTACTGTCTGACCTGGGCGAATTGTTTGTAGTGTTTCTCCTCCGTTCGCGCTAGGCACGAACATATTTACCGCTGGAGCCTGCACTGGACGCTGCGTATCGAGCATGTACTGATGTTCAGCCTGCGCCACGGTCGATCCAGGATGCTTCTGCGCATATTCCGTAAGGTACTGTTGTTCTGGCGCAATCTGCTGAGGTCTAAGGGCCATCGCCTTGTCTTTCTCAATCTCCTGCAATGCCTGAGACGGCGACATGCCCATCTTCACGAGTGAGCGATAGGTTCCGATTTCTGGTGTGGCATCGGGAGGATTCTCTAAAACGTTTGTTTCCGCTTGGGCGTGTTGTGTCTCTGCACCCTGATACTTCCGCAAACTCTCCGCATTAGGAGCAATCTCTGGAGTTTCCGCGTTGATATGTTCTGTATTTGCTTGCTTTTCCTCGTTTCCGGTCTGCGAATTGAGCATCTCCTGCAGGCTCTTCTCAAGCCCAGATTCCTCAAACTGCCGACGATTCGGGCCTCCCGTTGCCACGCTCAATGCGTGACCAAGTTTTCCCATAAAGCCGGGATGATTGTCGGGAGATCCCCACGGGTCCGCGTCCTTCTGCTCATCCTTCTGCAAACGCGACAGAGCGGGGTGCATTGCCACGTCTTGAGGACTCGCAGTCTGAGGATCAAACTTGGCCTTTTGCGCGCGCGGTTGAAAAGGCTGGAGCGGCTGATCTTCCATCATCGGAGAATCCTGAGATTCTGTGCCGATAGAGACAGGATCAGGCTTAGGGATCAGCGGAGGCAGTGACCCGGAGAGGCGTAAGAACGGATTGGCAAATGATCCCATAGCTAAGTTTGTTGCCCCTGTCCAGTTGATCCCTGATTCCTTAATTTCATCAGGGAGTTAGTCAAACCAGCAGCCTGCGTCCCGATCCCCAATAGTCCGCTTACATCTTGCATCCACGCCGGACCAGCTTTTTGCGCTTCGGTTTCTGCGTCAATGTCGCTGTGCTCCTGACCCATCGCGTTCAGCATCCCGCTGGTATCGGTGTTGTAGAGGCCCTGAAGGCCCTTAGCGCCCTCCTGCATCTGCTCCTGCTGGAGGTTGGCGTTCTGGCCTGCGATTCCCTCAGACGCTCCCGCTGCTGCCTTAATGTTCTCTCTGGAGGCCGCATCAAGCGCCGCCTGATACCCACCCGCGTTATGCGAAGCTGAGGCGCGTTGCATCGCCTGCCCGGTAAGGCCCGATGTGGCTCCCCCGGCACCGCCCTCCGCCGCTGCGGTCATGGCAGAAAGTCCCTGCTGGCCATAGCCTTGCGGGTGCAGCATCTCTTCGGTCAGGAAGGGAGTAAGACCTGCGCCGATGTTCGAGGCATCTGCGCCCAACATGCCGGAGGTATTGACGGCAGAATTGTAAGCGTCTTTGGCTTGCCCTACGCCCGCATTAGAGAAGAGTCCCACGCTTCCTCCATCGCACGGGCACGCGCGATAGCGTAGTCTCGACAGGGCTCATTGAGCGCCGTCCGCCCTTCGGTAAGATGATACATCCAAAACTCATAACCGCACAGGTGATTTTCCAAAACCCTGCGCCCCCTGTGTTCCATTCCCCGATGCCGTTCCGCTTCCGGTTGACGGTAGGAGGTTCAATTGCGTTGTGCCGCCCAAGGTCACTGCCGTGGGATTCGCCGCGCCGCCATGCACAATCGGCTCCGATGGAGGAGAGCCTGGATACTGGCTATACGAGCGCACATAGTACTTAACCGAATTTCCGCCCGCATCCTTTGAGGGCAATGGAAATGGCGGCGGTGTTCGGCTGGTTCCGTGATGAAAAACGATGGGTTGCCGAAATGACGGGTCATTGGCCGAAATTTCCGTAAAATAATGCACCCCCCGATTTACCGCCGAATTGTCGGTCACCGATACATGCACCATCTCACCCGCCGCTGCCACGCTGACAGCCGATGGAGACTCTGGAGCCGCCGCATCCCCGGTCGGAGAAACCGCCGCATTCTGCGCAGTGCGCGTGATGGACGGTCCAAGATACTGCCGAAGGTACTGCCCCAGCTTCGGGTTTTCGTTCTCAATCTGCGCGAGAAGGTCATTGCCCGGTAGTTGGCTCATGCCCCCGTCCTCCCCCGCATGGTGTTCCACGCATCCTTTTGGCCGTACAGGGTCAAATTCGACAGGCTGAACCCGCCCAAGCCGTCATTTTGCCGGAACTCGACATAGGTTCGCGTTGCCGCAAAGTTTAGCGCCGATTCCGCATCGTCGTTGTATGGCATTCCCGGTGTAAACCCACCCGGCAACGCCCACGATGCCACAGGAGGAGCGCCCGGACCCGGCAGGCGGTTTGCGTAGAGCGTAGCCTGGATATTCCCCTCCGATTCGAGCGTTGCCGTCATGTAGCCCATGCGGACGCGGTTTTTTCCCAACTGGGGCATCTCGACGCGCTTGCTTCCCGGAAGGCCCGCCGTCGTGTACAGCGAATCGATGGTCAGTCCGTCGTCAGTTGTTGCCGAGGAATCAAGTTTGTAAACCTTTGAATTTCCCCGCCCGTTGCAGATGTAGAACTCAACATCTTCCGGCCCTTGCACGAAATTCGCATAAGGAGCAGGAATTTGCCAGATCGACCACTTACGCCGCATGTCAATCGCGTTCAAGGCGCCGAACATGGTCGTGTGCATCTGCGGGTACTGCTTCAACTCTTCGCCGGAGTCCAGACCCTTGAAATCGCACATCAGAATGACGTTCGGGCTAGTCGGATTTGTTACCACAGGAGCATTTGGGAGCCAGAAATTCGGCGTGCTCATGGGGACGCCGACATAGATGCGTCTCGCGTTGAGATCGACTTTTACCCAAATGGTTTGCGCCGCACCCCAGTTGATTGCATTCCAGACTTGGTAGATTTCCTGCGAGATTTTACCGGGCTGGCCGCCGACGAACAAATACAGGCCGTTTCTGGAAGCTCCAAGAAACCACTGTTCCCCAAGATCGAAGGCCAATGGACCGATGGCACCTCCAGCACGCTGCGCCACTTCCGGTTCATCCCACTGCGCCGGTTCGAGGTCCGAAGATTTCTGGAGCGAGTACAGGCTCGATCCGGGGGTCTTTCCTGCCCATGCTTTGAGGCCGTAGAACGTGTCGTAGAGGACCATCGCACCATTCACCGGCTGCTGGTTCTCGGAAGAAAAAACGACCCCGCCGGTCACCGCGTCAACCTGCTCAGGAAGCCCCGCATAAGAGCCAAAAACCGTCGTGGTCAAAACTGGGATCTCAGTCGGGTAAGGATCGATCCGATCAATCAACGCATCAGCACCAGCGCCAAGATTCACCGCGCTAATCTGAATCACAGCGTCGGCGGGAACGGTCACGAGGCCAGATGTAAGCAGCGTGCCAGTGTAGATTTTCAGGTCTGTCGTCAAGCTCGACAGCGGAAGCGTGTAGGAGCCAAGCGTCACGCCAGAACTCACCAGTGCGATGACCAGAGAGCCGACCTGAACCCCAGAAGGATTTGAAGCTGTCACCTGAACCGAGTAAGCCGTATTTGGCTGAATGATCGTCTCTTGGTAGGCATCCTGATAAGCCCCTTGCTGAATTAAACCCGCCGCGGGCAGCGTTCCAGTGACCGTTGCAGCGCCTTTCTCCGTCTGGATGGTGTAACTCCCCGCTAGTGCGATGGTGAACGTCTTAGCCGAGGTATTGACGCCTGTGATGGTTGCGCCCGTGACGTTGAACGCGCCAGTGCCGTTCGTGGTTCCCGTGACCGTTACCGGATCACCAAGACCGGGAGCCTTCGACGAAGCGTAGGTATAGGTTCCCACCCCGCCAGAGGCTTGCGTGTCGATGATCGCGAGCGTCAAGCCTTCATTGGCAATGTAGTAGGCATTGCCGAATTTTGGGCTTGGCACGACTTGCCCGAAAGCATCGGGCGTAGTCCATCCCGGAGGGTTGCCGGATGACGGCCCACCATCAAAGCTCAGATTCACAAAATTCTGAACTTTGTTGAGGCACTGGCCGTACCACTGCCTACCCGCATAGCTCACCGTCCAGCCCGGATTCCCAATCTCGATGCAGTTGAAAAGGTTGTAGCCGTAGCGGTCGATTGCCTCGGCGCTATTCAGGATCGACCCGGTAAAGAAGAGGCTCGCACTGGTACTCGAATTGTCATTGATCACCGTCGCCGTAGCCGTGTACTTCACATTCTGCGAGTAGAACTGGACTGGAGTCGGAAGCACGAAGAAATTTCCACCCGGAACGCCATTCTGCCCTGCTTCGGTGATGGAGATGTAGCGCCCCACAACGTCTTCAGGTCCAGTAAGAAGCCCCGTCACCTGAATGCCCGTCGTATTTTCGGGAACAGAGAAGACCACTGGCGGCGCGGGGAAGGTCCAGAGACCATTGCGCGTGATATAACCCGCCGTGCCTTGATAGGTACCCGGATCAATGAAAAGGCCGGTGGCGTTGAAAACCAGATCCCCGCCCGTTCCTGTACCGTAGATCGGATTGGTACTCGTTCCGACTAATCCTATTCCGGGATCGAAATTGAATATCGTTCCTGCGGTTGTTGCCAAGCCGTCTTCTGCTTCAAAACCATAATCGCCGATGCTCAGGTTGATCGTGAAATTTCCCGTCGAACCGCCGGATGAGGAAACGATGCTGGCGTTCGATACGTTTAGTTGGCCGCCTCCATTCAAGGTGTTTGTGATCGTCACTAGCTGGCCAGCTACAGGAGCACTCGTCCCTCCAGTCACGGCATAATTCAGCGTAGCGACTCCCGATGTGACCTGAGACCCGGTAATCGCCATCTGCGAGGCATTGGGGGTATCAGTGACGCGCCAAACTGCGTTCCAATCCGATACCGAGTTGCCGCTCACCGTGATATTACTTCCCACTGTCACATTCGGAACGGGAGGCGTAGTTGTCAGCGTGGCGACGGTGCGTTGCCATGCGACCTGATAAGAAGAATGACCAGACCCGGCGTAGAACGTATAGGCCGTTGAAGGAACAACGAACGTGAAGTAGAAGAAATCTCGCGGCTGACCTGGAGGGCTGGCTTCTCCGATTCCCGTAACCTGAACTACCAAGGGGCCAAAAGGTACGGGAATCCCACTGAATGTCAGATAGATATAGACCGAAGTTCCGGTTGTCTGGGCATTGTTCCACGCGTTCAACAGATCGGCGTTCACTGGTCCCTGCGTCGAATCCTCGTAGTAAACCGTGACCACGTTTCCCGGCGAAGAGTTCCCTGGCCCCTGTGATTGGAGAAAATACGCATAGCCATAGTAAGGATTTCCGTACTGATCGGTGATCGCCGCTGGCTGCGTGATGTTGACGATTGGAAAATCTGTGCCTGACGAACTGACGGGCGTGAACGAAGGAGCCAGTCCCGGTCCTACCTGTGTGATGCGGTCAATCCAGTTCGGCGTGTACTGGAGAGGCATGTCGATGCCCTTGAAACCGTCTCCGAACGCCATGTAGTCAACGCCCGCTCCGCCGCTTGCGACAACGAGGGAATTGAGTGAGATTCCGGTTCGTGCCAAAGAAATCACTCCGGGAGCAGACGAGACATTCTCGACCCAAAGGTTTCCATCTGCATCCACCGAGAGATTGCGTACCACGCCCTTTTGATCTGTAAACGGCCCGATGTATTGAAAGTTAGATGTTCCGGTGTTGATGCCCACCGTAACCGAGGAATAATCAAGAAACGCTGTGGCTTCGGTAAACCCGCTGGCAACTTGAAGCGACAAACGAACGCCAAACATAAGCGAGTTGACCTGTGCGGGGGTAAGGAACAAACTCCAGAGGTCGCTTGTCGATCCGAATATGATGACGCCTAGCGTTTGGGGCAATGCTTGCGTCTTGATTTCTCCGGTAGGCACTCCGGCAATGAGAAGTTGCGCCTGAAGAGTAGCCGGAGCGTTTGCATAGCCCGTCACCGGGATTAAGATGCCCGTGGGACTGTCGGTTGACGAGAGGCTAAACGCAAAATCTGTTACATCGATGTAGTTGTCTGCACTGGCCGGGGAGAATGAGGCAAAACTTCCATCGTCGAGAAGAATGTTGGACGGATTGCTCCACGTGGAACTATTTGCCTGCCCCGGCGACTGGGGACCGACTTCAGAATCGACTTGGGTGTATACGCTCGTCAGTCCGGGGCGAGTTTGTCCGCCACCGACGAGATAATCCCAGTCGTAGTTGCGCGGCGAAGCGCCCATCGGCAAAGTGTCGGGGCTTGCCAACGTGACAAGCCCCCCGATGGTCGTTATCGGAATTGGTACTTCCGCTGGGGACGAACCGTGCATTTAGAACGCTCCAGCAACAAACTCAGCTTCAAATCCGATCACGTCAGCAGGCATCGCACCCGCCCCAACTTCGGCAGCCGTGGCAGCCTGCGTAAATGCTCTGGCTTGCAGGCCCACATTCGTCTGGACAATGTTGGTTTCGTAGAAGTATGTCGAGTTGTTCTTGGTGAAGAGTTCCAACTTCACGGGGTTTGCGGTGGGTCCGATCCCTGCCACGGGGCGCGCCTGCCCAAACTGATCAACGAATCCGGGGCGAACGATAATGCCTCCCGAAACGTAGGTTGGTTGCAGTGTAGCCGTAGCGTAGGCATTTGTCTGCCCGACGTTTGGTGCCGTGATCGATGCGGTGAAGGTGCTGGCCGTGGCCGATGCTGTCGTGTAGAGGCCATTCAGGAACGAGTTCGCCCCAGTGAATCCCTGCACAACTACCGCCTGTCCGCCGCCGGCCGTGAGCGCGTTGGCGACATTGAACGTGACCACGCTGGACGCAATCGAGAATCCGGTGATGATGAGCAGCCCGCCCGCCCCGGCATTGATGACCGTGGTCAACGTCGCGCTGATTCCAGCAGATGGAGCGATGGCGGTTGCCACGTCGCCTGTCGTTGCCGTACCGCCAGCGCCGGGATTCACGACCGTCGCTGTGGCAATTGCGCCGGATGAGACGGTAGCAACCTTGAAGACTGCCCCCGGAGCCTTTGCCAGCGTGAATAGGTCGCCCACAACCCATCCTGATCCACCCGCAACGACCGTGGCCGTCGAGATGCTGCCAGGAACGATGATCGGAATGGCGTTGCCCTTGACACGGATGGTGCGGTTGGTTTTGTCGATGCCCGCCAGGGTGAAGTCGGAAACCTGAAGTACGAACTGTGCTTGGTTTGCCATTTGTGGTTACCTCCTCGGTAACAGTTTCGGTTATTCAGGCTCCTCGCCCTACAGCCAAGACCAGGCAACGGCAAAATCCTGAACCGCTGCATCTCCATACGGCTCGCGCCCGCTTTCTGCGCTCTGCCGCTCCCTGATCGTCTCCAGTTTCAGTTTGCCTGTGAACTCCTTGTCGTCCGCGATAGCGTCAGCCTTCAATTCAGGAGCAAAGCGCGACGCGTACCGTTTCCGCATCTTCGCTTCGATAGCGTTGAGACTGTCGAGGATCGGCACGTAGGCAGTCGAGAAATTGATCTGCGTCGTCGGATTTGAAACGAAGTTCGGAAACGTGATCCGGCAGCGCAATCGTAGGTCGAAACTCTCTGTTGCGCCATTGAGCCAGAGTTGCCCCTGCCTCATCTCCCACGCTGAATTCAAGGTTCCTTGCATCACTCCGGGAAGCCCCGCCGGAGAGCGAGGAATGGAGGCGAAATTATAAGTCGAGTTCTGTCGCTGTGCCACTGCAAGCATTCTCGACATACTGATCGGCAGAGTCCACTGCGGCCACCATTGAACACCATCAAAATAGCCCGAATATCCGAGTGCAACCTGTGCAGCGGGGTTTGGAGATCCGGGGCCAAGGTTCGAGTTCACAGGCGGAAGTTGGAAGAGGTCGTAATTGTCGAGGATCAGTTCTGGAGATCCTACCGTGCGAAGCTCGGCAAATAAATCAACGCAGGCCGCATTTAGGATGCGCAGCAAATCGGGGTTTGAGTTGGGCATGATAAGGCCAGCCTGATTTCCAGTGCCCACTCCCGCTCCAGTTGTGTTGTTCGCCGTGTCATTGATGGAGGCACGAAATAGGTCGCAAATCTCCTGCAAGTTCGGGTAACGAAGGTTCCCACCGACAACGGCTTGCATTGAATCCTCCAACTCCGGTTCGGGACGCCCAGCGGCGGCGGCCAAGGGAGACAAGTCCTAGCTTGCGGCCAAGCGTCCCGCCCGAAGATTTACGCTGGCGTCGTGAGCATATCTTCCATCCTTGCCCTGTCGATCGCTCCAGCCTTGAATGCGCGTTCTGGATCGAGAACGCAAAGAACTCCAGTTGAACTCTTGTGGAAGGCCACGCTCGGAGGAATGTCGTCTCCGCAGTTTGGGCACTTCCCTGAAACTTCACGCTTTTGGTGCCAGTCTGCCCTCAATCCCAAGGCATCCATCGCGTCGTGTACGTCCTCATGCTGGTGTAGGAAGTCGGATAGTGCTCTGGATGACTTCGCCGCCGCACGGAATGCCAGGTCTGTGAGCCTTTTGTAGCGCCGGTTGCGGAAACCTTCGGCAACGACAATATCGGCCTCTTGTGGGGGATTTGTGAGGCTTGGAAACAACCCTTGAGCGATGTAGTTGGTGCCTTCCGAGATGGCGTCCGACGTGCCGCCAATTTTCCAGTCGCGCGATCCGCTTTCTGGGAACAAAAGCCCGATTGCGCACATCCAGCCGTCGTGGTAGTCGATGCGCCTTCCGCCGCGCTCCAAATCGGGCGATGCCTGGGGTACTGGGTCGGCCACGGTCGCTGCGAGCACATATCTCTCGCCGTTTGCGCAGCCGCGCAGCGTCAGGCCTGGAAATAGAGGCTGCGCCACGTCAAAACTGCGTTTTGCGGTCGAAAAGATGTAGATTTTGCCTTCGATGTGGTAACGAGTTCCGCCTAAATCGGCAGTGAACTCTTCCGGGTTTTTGGCCCGCATCGCTACGGCGCTTTCGCCCTTCTCAAAGATTGTCTTTGCCATTTTGTCTCCTTATCCAACTGTCATCATGCCCCGACTGTAGCCGGAGGCAATTCTCATGGCCTGGTCCATGTGTTTTTCAATGAACTCGGCCCGTTTTTGCACCAATGCGCTCGACCGGCGCACGCGAGAGTCGTGAACTGCGTCTTTCAGTTTGGAATCGAGTGCGACATCCTGCTGCGCCTTGCGGTCCTTCAATGCTTCGAGCTTCTGGTAAGGCGCAAGACGCTTCCACGCAAGCAGCATAGGGAGCATGATGTCCAAAATCAACCCTGTAGGCTCCATGCGATAGGTCACAAACCGTTGATCCTGCAATCTACGCATTTCGGGACGCTTCTTGATGGGATTCCATACCATCTCAGACACTTCGCGCTGCTGCGCTTCCCGATGAAGCATCTGTTTCAACACTCGATAGCGCCCATACTTCGGGAATGACCCGCAATCGAGCAAACCCGTCTCCGGTTGACGATAATCGAACTCCCACAGATCGGGATCGCCGAATACTTCCGGCCCTTCCCAGATCATCAGCACCCAGCATGGGTCTTTGCCCATCACTCGCGCATTGCGATAGCCCAGAAACCCATCTGCAAATCTGCCGCCGATGAGCATTCTGATGTCTTCGCTCCACACGAGCTTGAAAAGCGGGTCGCCGTAGCGGTTTGTGCCGCCGATGCGCTCTAACTCATCATTGAACCATGCGGGGGCTTCGCGGATCACTCGGCCCTCACTGACCCATCGGGTTGTACGATAACCCGCGCATCTGACTCTGAATTCAGAATCTCTTCTAGCTGAGCGATAGTAGGACGTTCTCGCTCCTCATGCCGCAAGCCGCGCCCCAACAGATCCCCGACGCGAATCTCCAGATACTCCGGCAGATCGCGCCGGTTCTTGTCGCTAGGTAGCAGCCAAATCTGTCCCGCGTAGGCGTTGTCGGAGTCGAAAAACACTTCGTCTTCTACCTGCACGGGCATTTCGATGAACACGCCCGCCATCGCAACGCCGTCGCCCACCGCTCGCACAATGCCTCGGTCGGAGCGATACTTGACCCGCTGATCGTCTAGCGGAATCTCGATGCCGGATTCAGACTGCTGAAAGAACTTCTCGACCGGCGTGACCTCAACGATCACGCGGTCAAGGAATGGCTTGCGGTAGAACATTTTGTCTCCCTTGAGTGGGCGGATTACGCGCCGCCCACGCGGTTAGGTTAGCTCGACGCCGGGATCGGCAGACCCTGAATCGAGAACTGCCGCTTCGAGTTCGAGCAAATCCACTGCTCCCCGCACTCGTAAGCAAACATCTGCGAATCGAAGTACGTGGTTGTTCCAGAGCCGTCATTTGTCGGCACCGCAGCAATCGGATTGCCGGGGGTCCACTCATGCAGGCGCGTCGGGAAGAGTTCGCCCTTGTACCAATCTTCCGGCACAAACAGGTCCATGCGGGTGGGGTCAGCGGTCGAAGAGTACACGATCTCGCGGCCTGCCCACGTTCCTTGCATGTTCTTGCGAGCCAGATCGGGAACTTCCTTGTTTCCGCCTTCATCCAGACGAGTGTAGCCGGGGTTGTAGAACTCGTCAGCCAACGCAACACCCTGCTGGAAATTGGTGTACCAGAAGGATTTTTCGTTGGCGTCGTAGTCGTCGCCCAGCGCCCTCATGCGGATCGACTCAACGCGCTGCGCGGTCGAATTGACCAGCGACCCGGAGCCGTTGAAGTTGATGATGGGGGTCTGGAATCGGCCTGGGTAGTTGGAAACGGTCACGCCGCCACGGGTGCCGGTGTTGGAGTTGTTGATCCAGTACTTCTGGCCCCAGATCGAAGAACCAGCAACGCCCGTGCCGCCCTGAATTACAAGCAGATCGGTGGTCGTGGTGCCGGTCGGGAGCACGGTCGAGAAGTACAGGGTTTCAGCGACCGGATCGACATAGCTGATGAGCGCCGTGGTAATTCCAGTGGTGCGAGCTACGCCGCCCGCAGTGAACACAAGAAGGCCCTGCTGATCGACGAATCGGGAAGCATTCGCCAGCCCGACAATGGATGAGGTCTGTGCGCCGCTTCCGGTGTTGTTGTTCACCGTCGCGCTGGACGGGATTACATCGATGGTGCCGGTTCCGTCCGAGTTGAGCAGAGCCTCGCGGCCATTCTCGAAAGCCAGCAGGGTCTTGTCCATCTCCTCGCGGGAGAACTTGACCAAGCCTTTCTCCTTATCGGAAGTGGCTTCAATTGCCAGGTTCGAGATTTCGCACACGTTGATGAGGCGGATAGGCGAACCGGCGAACGAGACAAACTGCGAACCCGAACCACGGGGCCAGCTTGCTACTGTGCCTGCTGTGTCGGAGGCAAACTGCTGGATTCCAGCGCCGCCCTGCACACGAGTCGTCACCCAGAAGGGGGCGCGCGCTTGACCCGCACGGGAGGTCATATTCGAGCACTGAATGGTTTTTCCATCGCGCTCAAGGCGCGTCTGGAGCTTGTTGAAATGCTGTTGGAGGTCTGCGATTTTCTCGACAAACGACTCCAATTCAATGTTTTGCACTGCTAGTTCGGTTGATAGGGCTGCCATGACCTTTTCCTAAACGTGAGCTACGCGAACGCTCTTGTCTGCGCTCCGTGCGTGTGTCTCATCTAGGACTCGGGCCGTTGCGCGAATATCGGTCGCGGGGCCGGGTGGCCGGAAGTTCCTTATTTGCCTTACATGATACACCCGTCTGTCAACTACGGGCGTATCAGTTGTAATTTCGGCTTGAACGCTGTAGTGCGTCGGCTATCCGATCACAAGCCAACATGCACTGATCAATCTTACACTCAAGCTGCTTTCTTATTTCGTCGATGAACTCGGGGGACGCTGGAAGCAGGTCCGCAAATTTTTCCGCTACCAACTTCCTAAGCCGAAGATCTTCGTCCCTCAATAGCTCGAGTTTGAGTGTTATCTTCCTCATCTCGACAGTTTGTCGGGCATTTTCCTGCATTAGACCAGCGATGCCGGTCCACTTCTTAACACGTTCCTGAATTGTCATTTTGTCTCCTGTCTCCTTCAACTACGGGCGATACTGCACCACTGAACCATTCTTCATACGCCACTTGTTCTGGTAAATCCAGTCCGTAGGCGTGCGCTGATAGTCGATTAGGCTGCGGTCGGGTTTCACACTGACAAACTTCACTCCGGCATCGGCCTGCACAGCCGGCTTCGCGCCGTTTACGACAGGCTTAGAAACCGCTCTGGTTCCCTTTTCGAGAATCTGCCCGTAATCGCGCCGGATCAAACCTTCAAGCACAGACTTTGCGTGCCGGTTGAACTCTCCCTTGAACGTCGAAACCACGGAAGCCGCATCCGGGGAACGCTGGGAATTGAACCGCTTCATCTGCGCGGTGTAAGACGTGTTTTTCAGGGCCTGCGCTTGAACACCACTAACCATCTCCTGAGCTAACGCCCTCTTCTTGTCGTCCGAAAGCCTGATCCCGGACTTTGCCAACTTCTCCATCCACGGACGTAGTTCGCTCGTGAAAACCTGCTCTGCATGAGCATTCGTCTGAGGATGGACTGAGGTCTTCCAGAATTGCTCGTTGGCAGGAGCGGCTGCCTCTTGCTGGCGGGCTGGAACCGAAGTGCCTTTGTCGGCCTGCTGCGTGCCCTCTGCCCTCTTCTGTAGTTCGGTGAACCATGTACCCATGCCGCGCACCATGTTGCCGATGCGGCTCACGTGCTCAATAGTCCACTGCGGAATCTGCTCTTTGGTGAGGTATGCCGGAGGCTTTTCGTTCAGCACATCGACCATGCCCGAATAGTAGCCAGCCAGCGGACTCGCCTCGATTGCCTGCCAGAAATGCGGAGCCAGGAGCGCGGCGTATGCGTCGGGCGTCGTATCGGCGAGGTGGTCGAGCAACGACGGAGCCATACGCAGAATGCCATCGCGCTGGTCTTCGGCGAGAGATTTGATGTCTCCTTGGGCGATAGCATCGAGCATGGTCTGCGACTCAGCCAGCGCCTCTTGAATCGACGTGACCGCATCCATGCCGGTCTTGTCGCCGTGGGCAATCTGGTTCAGCGTGTCATAGCGGGAGCGGACGCCGTCGATGCCTTTAGGCTCAAGGCGTAGAAGACTCTGTAGGCGCTCATGGTCGCCTTTGATGCGCTTGAAGTGCTTTCCGGACTCTCCATCTTCCTTGAGGCTTTTGATCCAGTTGGAGTATTCCTTGTCGGCTTGGCGCTGCTGGTCCTGCTTAGAAACTTGCTGCTGTTGTTCTTCGCCGCCGCCATCACCATGCGTCTCTACTACTGGCTGCTCAACTACTGCTTCCATTGTCTCCATGCTTGTCTCCTAGTTCAGCGGCTTACCAACCACCGAAACCTTGCGCTTTGTCGGCACGCCTGTATCCGGGTTTAATCCCTCTGTCTCCTCAGTTACTTCGTGCTCTTGCTCCTGCGGCTGCAATGCCTGCGGCGGCATAGCGATCTTCAACCGCTCGAACGCGATGGCCTGCGCTGCCGGGGGCAGCTTAGTAATGTCCGCCGTGAACGAACCGCGCACATCCATCGGAGGCGGAGGCGTGAGCTTCGCTGCGATCTCCGCGTGCTGCTGCCAGAACAGATGCAAGTTCATCAACCCGGCTTGTGCCTTCTCGTCTCCCGATGTTGCAGCGCGTCCCTTTGCCGACTTCATAGCCGCCAAAGCAATCTGCGCGTAAATCTGGTGGTCCTGCGATGCGTCTTGAGGCACTGGGACAGAGCTGATATCGGGCATGGTCTGCTGAAGCTGCTGCAATGCCTGGGTCAACTGCGCGACCTGCTGCTGCGCCTGCTGAATAACCTGTTGACGCTGCATCGGGTCTTGCGTCTGCCCTGCGGCCTGTTTGGCCTGCTGATCGACGGCCTGAATCTGTTGCTCAAGTTGGGCAATCTGCGGATTCGGTACGGGCGACTCCATGAGTGCTTTCTGCGTGGCATCCACGGCACCCAAAAGATCATCCCATCCGGGAATCTGCAAGCCTGAAAGCGACGGCATTTTACGCAACAATTCGAGATTGCGAGGATCGGACAAAATCGCCCCATAGAGGGGAACTGTTCCCATCGCCTGAAGCATTGCGCCAATCTCTGCTTGCTGCTCTGCAATGGTCGGAGGAATCTCGGTCGAAGTAGGCCATACCAGCACATCGCCGCGCAGTTTCTTGACGTTGACGCGCAAACGCTCTCCGGGTAAGCCAACAGTAAAATCAGCCTGCCGGTTGTCCGCAGCAGACTTGATGGCCTGTGCGCAAAAACGCGCGGTTGCCTCCGACATATCGCACCACGGGAGCGAGAAAACCTGAAGAGCCTGGTCTCGATTTAGCCGAGCCTCCCCAAATGTCCCCTTAGCTCCAGCATCGTCTTCAATCCCGAACACGGCAGGAGAGCCACCGTCCATTGCCTCTGGAGCGCCATTAATGAACCACTGAATTGATTCCATTAAGCTATTGTTCGGCTGTGGAACCTTTTCAATCGCCGTGATCTGGTCCATTGTCATGTTGTGCTGTGCAAGCCACTCAAGATCGACGGGGATTCCCTTCTGTGGGTCATTGACTTGACTGTTTACCGCCTCGGTATCGATGGCGGGTTCGCCCCAGAATCTCTTAGCCACAGCCGCGCGCTCGTATCGATCAGCAAGAGAAATCTTGGCATTCAGAACCTTCTGTAACGGCAGGTAGTTCGTGCCTATCGACTCTCGATTCTGCCCGTCGCCGGGGGTTGCATGGCAACCTGAAACGTGATCATCGAACGAACCCTCTCGGACAAGGCCGATTTCTCCTCCAGCAGTCCAGACCTCAAGACCGGATGGAAACTCATCGTAAAACATCTGACGCTTGGATTCGTCTGTGATGGCCTCGTACTGATAAGGCCGGAAGAAAAATACCGACTCTGTGGTGTCTCCCGCATACGCCTCTCCGCTGGTGCTCGAAGCCTGCACAGCCAGCCTGACGTTAGCCCGTGCCATGCGGTCAAGCTGTCCCATCGCGTCTTTGTTGGCTCCGCCAGTGATTCTTTCTCTGATCCACGGATACCGCGCGCGCAACTGCTCACGGTTTCTTTCGCGTGAGAGCCTGATCCAGCCGCACTCGTCGAACGTGTCGGCCATCATCGGAGCCTTGCGTTCCAGTTTTCCGAAGACCTCAACCTCTTCGCGGCGTGCTGGCTGCGGGTCGCCGTTCTCGTCAATCTCTTGCCCGTAGCGAGAGTCAGCCACGGTGTAGACCAAAAAGACCGCAGCCCCATCGGTGTAGAGATACGAAGCACACTCAGACATGCGGCGCTTGAGCTTCGCCTGTTCCCTGAATGCCTTGAGGTACGGCACAGCCTCCTGTGAAGCCTGCTGGTCCATCGTGTCGTCGTCGTCATCGGGAACTGGCTGGACGGGAGGAACCTCTCTTGATAACAGGGCGGTGATCTTCTTATGACGTGCGCCGTACACGTTGCACGAAAACAGCTTCATGGAATTCTGGGTTTGCAGGATCGACGCGCCAGTAGTTCCCGCAGATCCGCCAAACATGCCCCATCCCTTCCAGCCCACATTCAAGAAGTGGTAGTTTCTGCGGAATAGCCTTTGCTCCCACGCCTGAAGCACTTCCCAGATACGCGCCGCCGAGTCCGAGCGTTCTACGCCCGCAATCAACTCGTCAACGCAGCCCTTGTACTCGCCCAGCTCGTCGGGTCCAAAGCAATCGGCAGGCGAACAGCGCCACGGAGCCTTTTCGCCGGGAGTGTAGTTCCATTGCGAGAAGTCGATTGGCGTGAGATGGGGAGCAGTGCTTTCGGAGTCGCCTTCGGACTCTACGAGTGCTTCTGCGTCTGCGCCGGATGTGGCGGGAATATCAGGCATTCGCGTCCTCGTTCAAGATCGGGCAACCGTTGTGGTACTCGCTCAAGCAGTTCAATTCGTCGTTGAATTTTTCGCGATCTTCGGTAGAAAGCGATGAAAGGTATCTTTCAAGTGATTCAGCTAGTTCTGTGCGGTTTATGCCGACACTTTTTCGTGCTTCCTGCTGCGCATAGATGCGCTGCCAGTTGTCACGGTAAGCATCGTTTGCGGGCTGGCTGTGGATGTCAGTCATCTACGCTCCGTGCCGCATGTGGCTCAGGCCGAGTCCGCTGATTGCCTTCTTGCGCAGCGTCGGGTTGCTCGAATGACTCGCCGCCTTCATCTTCTCCTGCCCGATCTTCTGGTCGCGCGGGATGTGCAGCATATCGTGCAGACTGCCTTCCTTGACGGAGAAGCTGCCCTTTGAACCAAGATTCACGCGCTTTGTTTCTGACATTGGTTCAACCTTTCCATAATGCGATGCGCCAGCGGAGCCGGAACCTTCCCAGCATCCGCCAGATTCTTAGCCGCCGAGCGTATCTGAGACGGTCTGGCGCTCCAACGCATCGAGGACTCGTCGCGCAGGTACGCCTCAATAAGCCTTCGGAGATTCCGCTTGGCTTCCAACTTCCGGCGCTTGTCCAGCATTGGCTCTCTCCTCGTCAGTCGGCGCGAATGGAACAAGCGGCTTGGACGTATCACCGACGCCGTATGATCCAGGGTAATCCTTGCCATCGCTGACCTGGGTCCAGTTGTCGGCGTAACGCTCAGTCCCGGAACCGTCATCCGAAGGCCAGAGTTTGCCTTCGATGGCTTCAAGGCGCTTTTCTAGATCGCGCACCACGGTTTGCAGATTCAACTGGGATTTTTCGGGGTAGCTCACATTTCACCGCCTTCTCCGCCGCCGTTGCACATTCCACCTGGGCAATCGGGATGCTCTTCCGGCCCGCTCATCTGGCCGTCGTGCGAGATGTGATGGGCCGTGTGCCGACCATCGCCGTGATGCTGGATGTGCGAATGGCCGTGGCCTGTCGCCGCGTGCATCTTCTGCAAATGCTCTTGAATCTGGCCTTCGGGGTCAGTCTCTCCCTCTGGCGCTTCGCCTTCCGGGGCACCCTTGGCTTCGGGTTCCTTGCCACCGCCCGAACCGCCGAGGTAGCCTTTGCCGAACTTCATGCTGTAGCCTGCTGTTGACATTTCAGTTCTCCTTGAAATTCTCTGGGTTAGCCGCGTACTCGGCCACTTGCTGCTCCCAATCGTGAATCTGAGAGTTCTGCCTCTTTTGGTTGCGGGTTTCGCGCTGATACTTGAGCGCATCGATCTCTTTGCCTTGAGCTAGAATGAGTTCCTCTAAGCGACCGATATGCTCACGCATGGCCTTGAGTGCAGCGCCTACGTCTTTCCAGCCGATCAGCGCACGTAGCCATTCGCGAATCATCGCAATCATGATAACACCCCTTGTCAATCCCAATACGACTTTGGCTCTTTGAGCTTCTGCCTGCGCTCGGTTTCAGCCAGCTTTGCAAAGTGAAGCGCCATCGGGTCGGTGATTGCTGCCTGCTCCTTGACGACCTTCTCTTCCCTCGTCTCAGCCATAGGATTCGCACCAAACGTCATTGCCAGCATATCGCCACAGTCGGGCGAGTCCACGCCACGATCCCGCATATCCTCTTTTCGCTCTAATTGAATGACGCTCTTAGGGTTATCAGTGTCGTAATGAGGGCCGGTCAAGTCCCTCTCTAGCTCAGGATCATCGTCAATCTGGCCGTATTCGATCCATGCCTTTGTGAGTCCCCAGACCTCAGCCCTGCGGTTGAAGTACATGAATGGATCACACGGCTTATAACCACCGTGGAACTCCTGAACGCTGAACCAGGGATGATCGGCAAACCATCGCGCCAGAGCCGTTTCAGGCCATTCCCTACGCGGCTGATTTGGCTTGGGTAGCATCATGCGGAGATGGTCCGCCACAGCGCCGCCGATCCCGTCTCCATCAATGATGATGCAGCGGGGATTCTCCTCCATAATCAGTAGCGCAATGCGCCCGGACTGGTCAGGGATGGATAGGCCGCGCCACTTGTGCAGGACGTGCGAAACCGGCCCCTGTCGCCAACCGACAACGGTTTGATTGAATCCCGAACGGGCAATATCTGCCGACATGATCTTATAGCCGCTCGGCTGGGCTTTGCGCTTGCGGGCCGCCGCCACCCTGTCTTGTGGAATGAACTGCAATCCTCCTGCACGGGGGAACTCGCCACGAACGCGAACCCGCACAAAGTCCGAATCCTCGCCAAAGTCTTGGACCCACCGATCTATCTGCTCTTTGTTTGTGCCGGGAACTGTCCGAGAGTCGATGTGTCGAGTCACCCAGCGATGAGACTGAGCGCCAAAACAGGTAGCAAAGGGCGTGTCGTTTTGCGTTGGGTTGCCGAAGACAAGGAAGATGATCTCGGTTTCCTCATCGGTTAGAGCGCCTTCTGCCACATCCCATACAGCTTTCGGGATGGCCGAACCCTCGTCAAACACAAGCAGAATGCGCTTGCGCTTGTTGTGCAGCCCTTGGAATGCCTCGGTATTGTTCTCAGACCAAGTTTCTCGGTCGAGACGCCAGGTATCCTCATGCCCCTTTTCCCGCGAGGTGATGCGCGTTGCAGAGGTCTTCCACCATTCGCGGTTGATCGAAAGACCAAACCACTTCAGTATCTCCGGCCAGGTCTTAGTAGTGAGCTGATCCTCTGTGTTGGCCGTCACAAGCGCACGACAGTCGTCACATGTGCTCATTGCCCAATCGGAGATCATCGCAATGAGCGCAGTCTTGCCGATTCCATGCCCAGAAGCAACGGCGATTTTGAGTGGCTGGTGCCGAAAGGGGGAGTTTAGATGCTTGCCGATGACAGAGAGAATATCTTCCTGCCATTCCTTGATCTGTTCATCTTCAAGTTGGCCCGGTTCGCCCCAAGGATAAGCGTAGCGGACGAATCCAAGCGGATCGCGCGTGAACTGAGCTATGTCGGCAACTAGGTCCTCTTGGTGCGATTTCATTTAGCCTTGCACCACTTCTGATGGCCGATCAGAGCGCCGCAGTCAGCGCATGGCGGCTCATTTGCGGGCCACATTCTCCGAGGGTACTCATCGCGCGTCGATATGCTTTCCATGTTTGGCAGGGCTGCCGCCTGTGCCGGAATCTCAAGGTTAGGTCTTCCACCTTTGCGACTCTTGCGCATGGCCTGAGTCCGCCGCGCCCACTCCGATTTGATCTGCGCATCGGTAGCCTGCCGCAATGCTTCCTCAATCAACATGCTGTTAGCTTACTACATGTTGTTAGACATCCGCAATCACCCGCTTGATCGCCACTTCGCCGGAGTGGTTCAAATCGACCTTCTCGCCGTATTTCTTTGGAGCCAGCTTGCTCATCAG